GATGAAACGGGTATGTTAATTCATATGAATAGTACTACACAGAAGGAATTTAAAATTCCATCAACAGTAAACTCAATTTCTATTTCAACGACAGTTGAAAATTCTTTTTATATGACCATATTAGTCGAAGAATGGGGCAACTAGAAAGGATGCAACCAATGGAACAAACAATTTTAACGGCAATCAGCTCGCTGGGCTTCCCAATAGTCTGTTGTTTGATTGTTCTGTACATGTACTGGAAAAGTGATCAGACGCATAAAGCAGAAGTTGATAAGCTTAGTGAAGCAGTTCAGAACAATACAATCGTTATGGAAAAAATTCTAGAGAGATTGGAAGTGAAAAAAGATGAACTTGAGTAAAATGATTGATACAGCGGTTGCAATTGCCAATGACAACACACATGGCTATTCTCAGCCCCGCCGGGATGGACATCCAGATTTTGACTGTTCCTCGCTCACAGCTCACTGTCTTCGGGCGGGGGGCTGTGACGTAAACGCAGGAAGTACGACAAGGAACCTGTACAGCCAGCTTACAAAGAGAGGCTGGAAAAAGGTATCCGGAAAATGTAAAGCAGGAGATATCTATCTGACTCCTGGAAAGCATGTGGTCATTGCAGTTACTGATTTTAAAGTCGTGACTGCATCCGGCGATTTTGACGGTAAGAAAGGAGATTCCTCCGGTCGTGAAATCCGTGTTCGTGACTTTTACACGCCATCTTATGGATGGGTATATCACTTACGCTATACTGGTGCTAATGATTCATCCGGAGCATCTGGCTTTACGATCGGAAAAGTTTACACGGTGCAGGTAAACGGATTAAGAGTACGTTCTTATGCGCCGAATGGCGAAGTATTGAAAAAATACAATGCAGGAACCCGTGTAACATGCAAACAGCTTGCACAAGTAAACGGTGTAACATGGATGCGTACGCCATCCGGATGGATTTGTACCTATGCTAATGGGAAACCGTATGTCTTATAAGGAGATAGCCAAATGGAAGTGAGACTCTATACATTTTCCAAAAAATCGAATAGCACCAAACAACCGCAGGGGAAGCCAATAGCTTCCCCCGATTGCAAATTAAAAGAAAACACATCAATCATGAATCCGTCTATCATCATTACGGGTTTAGAGAGTTGGACATCTGTAAACTATGCATATATCCCGGATTTTAGACGTTATTATTTTGTGCAAAATGTAACGGCATTAAATAATACGACATGCCAGATAGACATGTCAGTTGATGTGTTGGCAAGCTTTAAAAGTTCCATTACAGCACAGACATTCACTGTCGAGCGGAGTGCTGTAGCTCCGGAGAAATGGACATTGACAGATCCATTAATCTATCCCACATATGATTGGAGTACAACAGTTTCATCTGCTCAAAATAGTGACTGGTGGAGTGATACTGGATCTTTTTTAGTCCGTATAACCAATGCTGACGGGTTAGTCAATTACATGATGGATTATGCATCCTTGCAAGAATTAATGAATTATACTTGCAATGCTGGTAATTTTACCGATGTATTGCAGGAAGAAGCTGTAAAATCTGTATTCAACCCATTTAAATATATCACGTCAGTGATCTGGATCCCGTTAAGCTATGCAAAATATTCCGGAACTGTTGTTACAACAATCAAGATGGGGTTCTGGGAAGCATCCGGAATATCTGCCAAAAAGGTAGCACCAAACGATACAATTGACATCTATTTTAAGATAGCGGTGTCAAATCCACTTTATGACAAGAATGTATTCGGGTATTATGATTCCAATTTTTCAGAATACTGGCTTGCGCTTCCTGGTATTGGCACGATACCATTCAGTATGCAGACCTTAACCGATGATACGATGGACATCCAGTATACCGTTGACATGACTACCGGGACAGCTCTCTGTCAGATTAAAAACGGAGCAGAGATCATCCAATCTCTATCCTGTCAGTTTGGCGTACCCTATCAGATCGGACAGATGGGTGGAGTAACAACTGGAATTATGAACACCGTAGGCTCTATCTTAAAGGGAAGTGGAGCAGGATTGTTCTCCGGTTTCCAGCCGGACGTCAATACGCTAGGCAGTACCGGATCCGTTGCATTGCTCCGGCAGTATTCGATTCCTCGGCTTTACTGCCACGCCAGATCTCCGCAGGGTGTGAATTACGCAACGTCAGGTTATTACAGACATGCAGCAATGAAACTCAGTACAATATCTGGCTATGTCCAGTGCAGTGATGCAAGTGTCTATCTGGATGCCTATGAATCGGAGATCGAAGAGGTTAATAACCACTTGAATAATGGTTGCTATATCGAATAGAAAGGAGTGAGAACGTGTTACCGTTAAATTATGAAAATATCAATGTCCGGATGAACCGGATATCTCCGTCAATCGTTGTTAAAAATTCACAGCTGACAGGTTTCTTTGAAGAAATGCTATATGAACGCTTATATTCGGTTATTGACATTACATGTAAAGACAGTATTGACATTCCATTTATCAAATTCTGCTTAATCGCAGGCGGATACTTTGGAGTTTTTAAAAATGATAAATTCGGTACGATTGCACAGTATCCGACACTTACAGGGATAGATATTTATTACCGCCCGGCATATGCTACCTACACCAATCCGCTTATTTTAAATACATCGGAATACCGGATTGGAAAAGAGTGTGCATTGATCCATATGCGACCTGATTACTGCGGATGTTTTGACATCATCAGCTATTATGCATGTAAACTGGCGATGACAGCAGAATCAATGGACATGAATCTATTTAACTCAAAAGTTGCTTTTATTCTTGCAAGCCGAACCAAAGGCGGGGCAGAAACTCTGAAAATCATATTTGACAAGATCAGCAGGGGGGAGCCAGCAGTAGCAGTCAATCCGGAAAGTTGGAAACGTTCCGAGACAGATCCGGATGAGCCTTGGATAATTTTTAACAATGACGTATCAAAAACTTTTATTGCAGACCGACTACTACTAGCATTTGAACGTATCTTAGATGAATTTGACACGGAAGTTGGAATCCCGTCCGCCAATACAGAAAAGAAAGAGAGAATGAATGTTGCTGAAGTCAATGTCAATAACATCGAATCTGTAACCAGATTGACAACATGGATTGAAACAATGCAGAAAGATGCAAAAGTGGCAAACACGATTTTTCCAGATCTTAACCTTAAAATTAAGATGCGAAAATTTGAACAGGAAGAAAGGATGATCCCGTATGACGAGTAGATTGACGCTGATCGGACTGGTAAACTATGATCCGGACATTTTCAAAAATCTGAGACTTCCGGATGGAACTGACGCTACTGTATTTACCAATACACTTTTACTTGATTTCGGAACGTTGGGAGTCGTGTATCCGAATGCGGAATTTATGCGTGAAACAGCAATTCCGGCCTGGTGTGATAAGTGGCAGGAGTCATTAAGACAGACATGGAATGCATTGCATGCGGATTATAACCCGATCGAAAACTATGATAGGCAGGAACATTGGACAGACAGTCCGGATATTACACGGAGCGAATCCGGAAGTAATGAATCAAATATTACTGGAAATGAAAATTCCAACGTGTATGGAGACGTATCAGCGTACAATTCCAGTGATTACCAGGCACAGGACAGAACACGGTCTGACAGTTCCAATGCATCAAACGGGAAAAATAGTTACAATAGTAGTAATAAGGAAACCGGAACTACTACTCATGATGGCAAGATTCATGGCAATATTGGAGTAACAACGAGCCAGCAGATGATAGAATCAGAATTGAAATTAAGGAAGCAGTCCTTTTATGGATACGCTGCAACCTTATTTATGCAAGATTTATTGAGAGGAGAGTGGTAATATGTTTAATTTTCGAAATTATCCATCGTCACAGATGTCAGATCTGAATCTTGACTGGATCATTGAGAATGTCAAAAAAGCAGCTACAGCAGTTGAGGAAGTAACCAAAGAATGGGCAGATATCAAGGGAACAGCACAGAAGATTGTCGAGGATGAAGTAAAGAAAGAACTGGCATCCGGAGAAATCGGACGGGTCGTTGATGAAGCTGTAAAAACAGTGTTAAGCACTGCATCAAAATATAGTGATACAAGCCGGAGAACCTTTGATTTTAACGGCAAAACGATCTGCATCGGCGATAGCTACGGAGAGGGATTTAATCCGGATGGGAACGTGACAGGATGGCCAACACTTTTAAAAGGATACCTTGGGCTGACAGATGATAACTTTTTCTCAAATAGCCTTGGCGGATCAGGTTTTGCGAACAGCACGACTTTTGCAACCTTACTGAATCAAACAAGCAATCATTTTAAGAATGAAGATGTAAGAAATGTCATCGTCTGCGGTGGTTTTAATGACGGAGGCAAATCGGAAAATGAGTTAATCAATGCAATCTGCAATTTTAAAAAACAGGCAAACATCTTATATCCAAACGCTCAGATATATGTTGGCTTCATCGGGGAAAGCACAGATATGAACTCCAGGGGAAATCTGATTCTGCCACGTGCAGCATACTGTTCTGGTTGTGAGTACAATGGGATTACCTATTTAAGTGGTGTAGAAAATGCTCTGCATTGTACTGCTATGTTTGGCAGTGATGGAGTGCACCCGAACACATGGGGAGAAGAGACAATTGCAAAAGCAATCAGCAATGCACTCTTAAATGGATACGGTTCTGTAATCCAGCCAGGTGTGAAAATTAATGCAGTTGGTTTTAAACATGGCTTTACAGGTTCGACGATCATCGAAACACTGCAGTATAATGATACATGTGCATTCTATGGCTCATTTAGCATGACACGATCTGAAAATGTTACTTTTAAGGGAGACGGAACGTTTTATGAGCTATTTTCTTTTTCAAACTCCTTTGTATTAGGCGGATTCCAGTGTGATCTGCCTACTACAGCAATTCTGGGTTCTGCTGATGGCAGCTATAGGACAGTACCTTGTACATTGCGGGTTTATAATGGTAGTCTATGGATAGCGATCCGGAGTTTTAGCGGTGAACAGCATGAAACTTACGATGTAAACAGTATCGTAACAGAACCATTTACAATTGAACATAATACTTGTTTTGCTTAATCAATGAAATAAAGTATTAAGGCTAGGATATTTCCTAGCCTTTTATTTTGAGATATTCAAACACTTTTAACTTTAATTCATAATTTTCAAAAGTCACACGTTCTGCGATGATCTTATCCTGGAGCCAGATATAATTTTGCAAAAATCTGTGTCTTCCAGATAGATTATCTGGAAAAGATTTTCCGGTTCCTCTTCTGTGCAGTGTGACATAATACAGATCATGCGCCTTATGCTCGTAAATGTTAATATTACCAATTGATACTAGCAACCGATATTCATTGATTGGCTCTGTGCCAATGCAACTAAAGTCGTCATATGCAAATGTGTTATGTAATGCCATACCCCTAAACTGCTGATCCTGGACTGCTAAAAATAAAGCAGTCTGTGCTAACTGCTCCGATATCTTTGATTCTGCTACATTTACGATGCAAATTTTCTGCTCTGGCAGAAAGCAAAATTCCTGTCCCCGGTTCTGCATCCTTGTGATCGTGTTTACCAATCCAAACGCTTCCAGAATAGGACTCTCAATGCTGTTACTATTGGATAATAACCATGCTTTAACAGCAGGTCGTCCCTTTAGCTCTCGGACAGAATTGATTGTCAGATACGCATTTTCAAAAGCCTCTTTCTCTCCGTTCATCCTCTTCTTGATTTTTTCCGGAATAAACTCGTCATACATGATACACTGGTATGGATCTCCATTAAACCCCCTATTTGATACAAGGCCTGCCAGACTAAAAGCAGACCCGATGATCTTATCATCATTCAGTCGGTCAACAATGTTTAGTCTGCTGTCCGGTCGGATCCCTTTTATCTTTTCAAACTCATATGCTGTCCCATGATCTGCATTGAAACCCTTGTCAAACGGATTGTCGGATAAACACCCTAATAATTCAGATCCTGTTCGTCTCATAAAGATAAACGGGATATCATTTTTAACATATGTGTCCGTAATGTGTTCAAAACAAGAGTAAGTTTTTCCTACCTGTCTGCTGCCAATGATGATATAGAAATTGGCCGGTAAGCTATTTAACCGGCCAATATCTAACCATCCATCAGGTTGATAGATGTTCATTTTTATTTCTCCTTTACTGATTCTGGAATGATAACCGGATTGATATAGAACTTTCCATCCGATTCGGATACACGCAAATAAAATTCAATTTCATAGTTACCTATTCCCATATACTGGTTGGATTCTTCTGGAAAAATACTAGCTTTGCCAGACCAAAATGTTCCATTGCATGTTACGATCTGGAATAACTTTTTGTTTCTACCTTTTCCATACTCTTTGTTTTCTACATTCATTACTTTTACTACGTCTTTAAATCTCATTTCTTAATCCTCTCTTTCTAATTTAATGAGTTTTACTGTACTGCATGCGTCCAAAGTCTGAGCCAATTGGAGTACAAATTGCAACTCTTCCCGTGCTTCAAAAATTTGACGTTTGGGAGGTAATCCCTCTTCCCAGGTTACGTCAAAAATTAGCTTCCATTTCTGCATTTCATTCAACCTTTCTTCAAGATTCGATACAATAGATACCATACTGAACTGCACAAGTATGTTCAATCTTGCAACCTCTCGCTTCTTTCCAACCAGGCGCAAAATAAGATATATCTGCATCTGACAGTAGTTCCAATGATTTCCCCAGGAACCACAGGGGTTTGGCATTGGCTGGTGCTTTTTCAAAGAAAGAATCAATCACTTCAACCGGTTCCCCTACAATCTCTTCTGCAATCTGAATTGCTTTTGCACGTTCTGTCTTGATCTCCTCATCTGTCTTGCTACGCATTGGCTGGCTAATGAATAACTTTTTCATTATTTTCTACCCTTTCTTAAAAATTTTACAATACCGATGATTAATAATGCAAATAGAAAACATCCTAATAACCAGATCGGTATTGCTGACATATTTGTAGCTATCAATAACATTTTATCATTTCTCCTTTCTTAATTACAATGATCTTAATTAACATGTATCTTGATGTTTTTTATTTTCCTTTTCGGAAATCATCGGTTGCTGCATATAAAAACCAAATTTTTTTCCATACATCTCCACCCCCTCCGGGAGTTGGTGGGTCTGGTGGAGGCGTGACACCGGATAAAAATTGATACCAGTTGTTAGCATATGTTTTTCTTTTATCGATATAGTTCGTATTCGGATCCAAACTGGGTCGTTCGTAACATGCCATAAATGCTATTGTCAACCAGTTGAGACCCTTATTCTTTCTATTTAGCTTAAACTGCTCCGGAGTAAGCCCGACCATATCATCCGATGCACCAGATTGTTTATAATTGTTTAAGTATGCGTATGTTGAATACCATTGGCCTCCTAGTTTAAATAATTCTCCATCCAGACAATTACATTGTACCGTACCGTCTGTATATGGCGATAAACCCAACTTACTGCACGCGTCTGTTAAGTCAGACTTCGGAGTCCATTGCAGGAGTCCGTACCCTCCGCCTCCTCGTTCTCCAAAAATAGGCGATAGTGTGCTTTCCTGTTGCATGTTTCCAAGGATTGCACAGATGCTGCTAAAGTTGTATCCAAGAGAATTAAATATTCCATAGATGATCTGCGCATTATTCTCCATTTCAGATTGCGTCAAATACGTGTTTTTTGAAACCCATTGCATGTGTTCATCACTCCTTTCTTAAAAATCGCTGTATTGGTTTATTTCGAAGTCACATGGCATCCCTGTTTCCTTATCATAGGGTATCGTGTGATCCAGTTCATATTCCGTTTCATATAGAATAATTCCGGAACTGTACTCAATGTCAGACCCCATGAGATGTAAGATTTTGATATCCTTGTTATTGACGTATTCTGGACGCATTTTCCATTTTTCAAATCCCTCATTCCGGAATATCTTTCCTTTTTTAAATTCATCAAGTGTTCCATGCAAACATTGCAACCCCTCTTCTTTTGGTACACCTGCTACTGTCAGATGAAGCTCTCCGTCAATATCCCGGTACGCATAGCGCTTTGAGCCCATTGTTTTAAATTCGGCAAATTCTCCATCGTCATCAGCAATCCCTAAGATATAGGTTTTTCCTTTATAATCCACTCTTCCCAGTCCTCTTTCTACTGATTTCTTCATAATCTTCTGATTGTATTCTCTTAGTTTTAATTCATTCCATTTATATCCCTTTACAGAGTCTGTATCGGAATATACCCAGATCTCGCAGTATCTTCCTAATTCAAACAAATTTTTCTGTGCATACGCCGTGACCCAGACACCCCATTGATAGGGTAGAAAACTTTTCCAAGACTTGTAAAACTTTTCAATCCATTCTTTGTCTGTTTTACTTGTATTCTTTGACCATTCTCCGGTTGTATAATCCTCCTCCAGCACTTCCCGGATGATCTTCTGTACACACATTCCATAGATTCCATTTAGTTCGTTTTTAGAAATCATGTACAACACTGGATCTGTATTTTTGAGAGTACACTTATGTGTGTAGAGCTCCATGATAAGATCTGTGATCCAGGTTGGTAAGTACTCTTTTCTGGCATACATAACTTTTGATACATCAGCATAATCATACTCATAGCATCTTAAAATGTCATCCAGATCCGGATCTGTAAACGGGTAAATCACAAGATCTGCGTCAATAATTCTACCATTGTCACATACTGCTTCTACTGCTGATACCGCTTTGTGATAGGATAATGGGGGCATTGGTTCTTCTTTTTTCAGATGCGGATTCACAAGCCGGATGTAACCGGAAAATGCATATTCATCTTTCAGATCTAAAATATCATCCAACGTAAAATCAGCATACTCAAATTTAGTCATCGGATACTTTTCATAACACAGCACAGCAGGATAGGAGCTTGTAAAGTCTTTTGATTTTCCCGTCCATCCAAAGGTGGCTGATGATATCATCCGACCAACGTAATAGCGGTTTGCATGCGTATAGCCACCATGATAGCATTGTTCCAACTGTCTGTATTGTTCAACTGTCAGTTTCTGCCTTTGAAAATATTGATACCATTTACGGCCTGACTTTCTCCATTTTGATGCATAGCGTCTGGCCTTATTACGAATAAAACCCGTATTGGTTAATGGACAGTTTGCTACAGTGTATCCTCTGTCTAACATATACTTCCTAAGTGCAATGCACTGTGCTATTGTGTCAGTTGCAGCATACACGCACTCTTTATATGTACGAGGGCTGTCCGGAGTTCGAATTTTTGAGTAGTCCCAGAACCCAACTGCTTTTTCTACACCTATATCAACTTCCTCACACAGTTTTTCCAGCGACCGATTGACAAGGATATAACTGTCACGAAATTCAATCCCGTTCGCCCAACTCATCGTAATATAGCGATGGGATTTTACAGCCAGCACGTTTTTTGGCTCTCCCCATTTTTCGAACATAAAATTCTTCATGAACGTATAGTCATACGGAAAGTTATGGATATAGAATCTGACTGTATGTGTTTCGTCTGATTGCAAATAGTATGAAATCTTATCAATTATATTGATTAGATCACGGACATGATGGCCATAGAGACATATGATATCCTCAATACAGATTGTCCAGTCTGTGATATATGGAATACCATTATATACACTTGTTTCGGTGTCGACCGTGATTACACGATCGTATACATATCTTGGACGACCTGCATTACTAACCCGTCCAAAGTCATAATTTAGCAGGTTCATATAATTAAATTTGTAAAAATCAATGACTTGATAACCTGCTATTTCCATTATTTTACTCCTGTCTATTAGTTTTTGCTTTCTTTAATGCCTCCGGCAGTGACTTAAAACCTAACTGTTTGGCAATGTCTGATGATGTATATTTATCAGTTTTCTTAATAGATTCATTGACAGCTTTTTGGACTTGAGCAACTGTTTTATTTGATACTGCAATGATATCCAATGCCGTGCTGGATCCGAACAAATCTTCCATTTTTTCCCAAGTTTTTGAATCAATGAAGTCTTCATATTGATTCACATTTTTAAATTTCACATTATATTTTTCCTCAAAAGTTCCCATTGCTTTTTTACGGATTTTTCGAATCCCCTGCAAGGTTGACGTAGGACGGTTCAGAAGATTCTGTATAAGGCTTATTTCATGTTTTACAGATATACCCTTTGTTTTCCCTAGTGATTCTTTAAAACCCTTATTTCCAGTGTAATAACGTGCTACGTCCTGTTTGTACATCTTGATTACACCATAATCAATCCCTGCTGATTCAAGTCGTCTCATACGCTGATTGAGACGCTTGGCTAACTTTTTGCGAATAGCATAGAGTTCCTTGTCTGATTTGTTGCTTAAATAGGGATTAAATTTTTGTAGATCATCGTTCTTCATATCTTCTATTCCTCTTCTTTAAAATTTGATCAATTCGTTTTTTCTCGTCCTGTTCGCCCATTTTATACCCGAATCCGGCACCCAGCCCGAATCCGACTAATAAACAGGGGACTAAAGTTACTAGCATAAAAATCATTTTTCTTGCTCCTTTAATGAATATACTACAGTCCATTTATCAGTATCAAGATAATTGTCTGTATCCAAATACATTCGTCTGCATCGGCGTATTGTATTGTCGCTAAATTTAACATATATGTATTTTGATCCGGATATGATAAGTTCTCCGG